AAAATGACCACAGAAGAGTACGAATTATGTTCTACAATAGCTAGAGGCATGATAAAGATGGCAACTACTGATCCTCATTCAACGTTTCTATGGGGTCTTCGTGGATTTGCTGATGATAAAAACAAACAAAAAGATAATTTAACTATTAGTGCAGTATCAGAGTTTGATGATGATTCTAATGTGGTAGATTTTCTTGAGTTCTTAAAACAGAAACGGGACAAGGAGTTAAACTAATGGCAACGCACTTAGTTATAGGTGACCCTCATTGCACACCTAAATCCAGCAATGATAGATTTCTGTGGGCTGGTAAACTGGCTGCAGATATAAAAGCTACTCATGTAATATGTATGGGTGACTTTTGTAGTATGGATTCTTTATCCTCTTATGATAGAGGTAAGAAATCTTTTGAAGGTAGAAGATACGAAAAAGATATTGAGCATTCACATCAAGCACTTGCTCTATTCAACAAAGGTCTAGGTAAACATAAACCTAGAAAGATAATGATTCATGGTAATCATGAAGATAGAATAGATAGATTTGTAGATGATAATCCTGAACTAGAAGGTAAAATGAAAATATCTGATTTACAATTTAAAGAATATGGTTGGCAAGAAATACCATTTAAACAGATAAAGGTAGTTAGCGGAGTACACTATGTTCATTATTTACCTAATGGTATTATGGGTCGTGCTATATCAGGAGAGAATGTCGCTAGATCTATTTTAAATAAACATAAAGTATCTGCAACTGTAGGGCATTGCCATTTATTTGATTATGCATTATCTACTTTACCTAATGGTAAAAAAATACAAGCATTATCTGCTGGTTGTTACTTGACACATCATGAAGAATTTGCTAAAGATACTCAACATATGTGGTGGAGTGGTTTAGTTGTTAAGAGAGAAGTTAGTAATGGATCTTATAATGTTGAGACTATTGATATTAAAGCTATAAGGAGAGAATATGGCAGACTTTAATAATGATTTAGACCATCATGATAATGTAAATTCACCATCACATTATTTGCATGGTAAAAAAGAAACTATTGATGTTATAAAAGATTGTATGACAGATGATGAGTATCATGGGTATCTAAAAGGGAACGTTTTGAAATATGTTTCTAGATATAAATTTAAAGGTGAGCCATTAGAAGATTTACAAAAAGCACAATGGTATTTAAATAAACTAGTAAAGGAGGTTGAATGAGTCACGGAGAAAAAATGGGAGTATATGGCAAGATATTAGCTTTACAAAAAGTTATGCTATATTCACAAAAAGAAATTAATAAATTAAAAAAACAATTACAGGAGGTAGAAGATGGGAGCAGTAAAGCAAGCGATAATAGAAGTAGATGATGCAGTGTGTGGTTGCCTAAATGCAGGTAGAACACTTAATCAAACTATACGAGACTTAAAAGCAGAGTTTAATAAAAGAGGTAAAGATAATCCCTACTTATTAGATGCAGATTTAATTGAAGATAAGTATTATCAATTTAGAGGAGAATGATGATAAAAGATAAACTTATAAAGGCTTTAAGAAAAAAATATGAAGCTGATATGGAAACTGCATTAACAACGATTGATATCTATTTAGTTAATTCTGTAGGTATTGGAGAACATCCACAACACATACAGGAAATAGATAAACAGTTATCTAATTATTGCAGTGCTAAAGAAAAACTAGAGTCTTTAATTAGACATTTTGATGATAAAGAAATACCATTTTAATTGGAGGATATATGGAAAAAGAGAAAGAAAAAAAGACACAACAAGAAGCAGCCCCTAGAACTTATGATATTAGTTCTGTGCAGTTAATGGAGATAATGAGATATTTAATGACTAGACCTTATGGAGAAGTTGTTAAGTTAATGAATCTATTATCAACGTTAAAGCCACAACCTATTGAAGGGGTCACCGATGTCAGAAAAAAATAAAACACCATTAAGTAAAGTTACTGGTATATTATTTGAACTTAAAATAGGACTTAATCGTGATAATATGATAGTGATTGACTATGGCGGAAAACCCGTATCTAAAATTAGAGAAGCATTAAAAACTTATAAGTATCATGCCAATCTTTGTGCTGCTATAATTAATCATGCAAATTCAATGGGTAAAAAACTTGAAACAGATGTTAAAGCAATTATTCAAAAAATTTAGATATTACTTTTGGCATAATTTTATTATGGATAAATTAGAAGGTTATGCTAGTAAACTAAGTAACTGGTTTTGGCAGAAGCGATGGAGTGATAGAAACTTATATCGCTATGACCAAAAAAAAAGACCACCTGACTAATAGTCAAGCGGTCTTGTGTT